CTGCACAAAATTTTTTTTTTTTATTTTTAAAAAGCCAGCAGCACACTGCCAAAAAAGTAGCCCACATTGCCCACACTTTGCTAATATCCGCGTATGTTCAAATCCATCCCGTTCACCCCGCGCAAAGTCGAGGCGACCGAAGCCAGGCTTCAGGCCATCTATGACGCGGCTGCGCTTGGACTCAAGGGCGACTCGCTCGCCTTGGCCGCTGGCATGCTGCCCACCGAGTTTAGGCAGCTGTGCGAGCTTGACCCGGCAGCGGACATGGCAGCATTGAAGGGCCGCGCCGACAGCGAGATGGAGGCAAGCGCCCACCTGCGTGAGGCAGCCCGGTCTGGCGACGCCAAGGCGGCGTTGGCGATCCTGCAGCACGCCCACGGCTGGACGGCCCGCCAAGAGATTAGTGTCGACATCACGAACAAGATCAGCATCACGCAGGCGCTGCAGCAGGCGCAGGAGCGCGTCATCGACGGGCGCACGCTCGACGGGCTGATTACGGAACAGCAACCAGAAGTATTGCCAACTAAACTAACTGCACAGGTGCAGCATGGATGACAACGCATTAGCCCCTATTAGTTTGAACGCGCTGCGCGCCGCCCGTGAAGGGTTGGACTACCGCGATATGGTGCGCGAGCACCTAGCTAAAAAAGCGCTATACAGCGGGCTAGGCTCAAACGAAAACCAAATGCCTATGCAAGACTTGTTATCGTATGAATTGCGCCGCGACCCGCGCATCGCCTTAATGTTGATGGGCAATTCAGGCAACTTAATGCGAGGGCGAGCATTAGGCGAATTGGAAGCCGTCACGCCGGTTATGTTAATGGCACGACTAGGGTTAGAAAGCGGCGGCGCAAGAGCTGGCGTCAGCGGCACAGCGGTTAAACTGCCAACAGGCATTAAGACCATGCCCGGCGCAGCAGACGTTGGGTACTCCGCGCCTATGATGGGCGGCAACGTCGACGTCAGTGGGTTCTACGGCCTAGCGCCGTCACCTCACCCAATGTATGGCGTCAACGTGCGGTACAACAAAGAGTTCTAATGGCGCAACAGCCAATCTATGACGCCGAGGGCGAGCAGCTCCTAATGACGCGCCTCTGGGCGCCGACCATCGCTGACGACCCCGAGGCGTTCGTGCTGTTCGCGTTCCCGTGGGGGCAAGCGAACACGCCGCTAGCCAAGTTCAAAGGCCCGCGCACCTGGCAGCGCAAGATACTGCGCAGGATAGCCAGCCACATCAAGAACAACCGAGGTCAGATTGACATGGACGCGCTACGCACTGCGGTCGCGTCCGGTCGAGGGATCGGTAAGTCCGCGCTGGTCTCTTGGCTAGTTCTATGGATGCTGTCGACCCGCATTGGCTCCTCCGTGATCGTCAGTGCCAACAGTGAAGCCCAGCTCCGCTCAGTCACATGGGGCGAGCTGACTAAGTGGCAAGCGATGGTCATCAACAGCCATTGGTGGGAAATCAGCGCAACGAAGCTGGTGCCGGCTAAGTGGATAACTGAACTGGTCGAGCGCGACTTGAAGAAAGGTACGCGCTACTGGGCGGCTGAAGGCAAACTGTGGTCGGAAGAGAATCCCGACAGCTACGCGGGTGTTCACAACCACGACGGCATGATGCTGATCTTTGATGAAGCGTCAGGTATCCCGGACGCCATCTGGTCGGTCGGTGCGGGCTTTTTTACGGAACCCATACTAGACCGGTACTGGTTCGCGTTCTCTAACCCCCGGCGTAATCAAGGCTACTTCTACGAGTGCTTCCACGCCAAGCGTAACTTCTGGCACACGGAGAACATTGACTCGCGAACGGTCGAGGACACGGACAAGCAGATATATGAGCAGATCATTGCGGAGTATGGCGAGGATTCGCCACAGGCTAGGGTTGAGGTCTACGGTGAATTCCCATCGGCTGGCGAAGATCAGTTTATTGGTGCGTCTGCTGTCGACGATGCCGCCCAAAGGCCACGCTACAAGGACGAGACGGCGCCAATTGTTGTCGGCGTTGACCCAGCTCGAGGCGGCGCGGACGCAACCGTCATCGTCGTCAGACAAGGGCGGGATCTAGTCGCGATCAAGCGGTACCACGGCGAGGACACGATGACGACCGTTGGCCGGGTGATTGACGCCATCGAAGAGTACCGCCCGGCACTGACCGTGATCGACGAAGGTGGTCTGGGCTACGGGGTACTTGACAGGCTAAAAGAACAGCGTTACAAGGTGCGGGGAGTGAACTTTGGATGGAAGTCGAGCAAGCCCGTCATGTGGGGCAACAAGCGTGCTGAAATGTGGGGCGCAATGAAGGATTGGCTGCGAACGGCCAGTATCCCCAACGACCGGCAACTGAAAGCCGACCTGACCGGCCCGATGAAGAAACCCGACTCGTCGGGGACGATCTATCTGGAAGGCAAGAAAGAGATGAAATCTCGCGGCCTAGCGTCACCGGACGCAGCCGACGCGCTAGCAGTGACGTTCGCGTTCCCAGTGGCTAGCCGTGAGTCAAGCTACGACCGGGCAACGAGGTCAGCCCCGCGAGCGTACCAACAGCAAACAGCCGCAACTGGCTGGATGGGGAACTGAGATGGCTGCTAAAAAAGGCGTGTCGTTAAGTGTAGGCCGGGGCGAGAAGCTGCCGGCAAGCAAGGGTGCGGGCCTGACAGCCAAAGGGCGGGAGAAGTACAACCGCGAGACAGGCAGCAACTTGAAGGCACCGGCGCCCCACCCGAAGACAAAAGCTGATGAAGGGCGCAAGAAATCGTTCTGCGCTCGAATGGGTGCTGTGGCGGCCAACGCTAAAGACGGCGAACGCGCGAAAGCGTCACTTAAACGGTGGAAATGCTAATGGCTACTAAACCAGGACTGTACGCAAACATTCACGCCAAACAGGCACGCATCAAGGCTGGCTCTGGCGAGAAGATGAGGAAACCCGGCTCGCCTGGCGCGCCGACCAACAAGGACTTTAAGCAGTCTGCCAAGACAGCTAAAAAGGGGAAATAAGATGCCGCTCGTTAAGTCATCAAGCAAAGAAGCCTTTCGTAAAAACGTCAAGGCCGAGGTACAATCTGGCAAACCTGTAAAACAGGCCGTGGCCATCGCGTATGCCACTAAGCGCGCGGCTGCCAAACCAGCGAAAAAGATGAAATAAATGGACTACACCGGCATAAATACCGCAGCGAAAGTTGCCAACGTCGGAGGCAACCCGCCCACCAAGAAGGGCGACGAGAGCGACAGCGACACGCTAGCCACGATGCGCACACGCCTGACGATGGCGATCTCTGCGCTGTCGGAGTCTCGCGAGGACGAACTCGACGACTTGAAGTTTTATGCCGGCTCGCCCGACAACCACTGGCAGTGGCCTGCCGACGTACTGGCTACTCGCGGTGCGGTGCAGGGGCAAACGATCAACGCCCGCCCGACACTGACGATCAACAAGCTGCCGCAACATGTCCGACAAGTCACGAACGACCAAAGACAAAACCGTCCGAGCGGCAAAGTTATTCCTGCCGACGACAACGCCGACGTTGAAGTCGCCGAAATCTACCAAGGCATGGTCAGGCACATCGAGTACATCTCGGACGCCGACGTTGCCATCGACACCGCCTGCGAGAACCAAGTAAGTTACGGCGAAGGTTACATCCGTATCATCACCGAATACTGCGACGATGACTCGTTCGATCAAGACATCAAGATCATGCGGGTCAGAAATTCGTTTTCGGTCTACATGGATCCCACCATTCAAGATCCCTGCGGGTCGGATGCCAAGTGGTGCTTCATTACCGAAGACGTCACTCGCGACGAGTATCAGCGCATGTTCCCTGATGCGTCGCCGATCTCTAGCCTTGAGAACTCTGGCGTAGGCGATCAGTCGTTAAACGTCTGGATTAACGAGGACACGGTTCGTATTGCCGAGTATTACTACGTCGAATACGACAAGGCAACGCTCCATCTGTACCCAGGCAACATCACCGCTTTCGAAGGTTCACCCGAAGCCAAGCAGTTAAAGATGATGGGCGTCAAACCCATCCGTAGCCGTGAAGTAGACGCCAAGCGAGTCAAGTGGTGCAAGACCAACGGATACGAGTTCTTGGACAAACGCGACTGGGCAGGCAAGTGGATCCCTGTTATCCGCGTTGTTGGCAACGAATTTGAGGTCGATGGTCGTCTGTATGTCTCTGGATTGGTCAGAAACGCCAAAGATGCCCAAAGAATGTACAACTATTGGGTGTCTCAAGAAGCAGAAATGCTCGCTTTGGCGCCAAAAGCGCCATTTATTGGCTATGGCGGCCAGTTTGAAGGCTATGAAACTCAGTGGAAGACCGCAAACACGCAAAATTGGCCATATTTAGAGGTCAATCCTGACGTAACCGACGGAAATGGTGCAGTGCTTCCACTGCCACAGCGCGCCGCGCCACCTTTGCCACAAACTGGTCTGATTCAGGCCAAGATGGGCGCCTCAGACGACATCAAATCGACCACTGGACAGTACGATACTAGCTTGGGAGCCACTTCTAATGAGCGTTCGGGCAAGGCAATTATGGCGCGCGAGCGTCAGTCTGACACTGGCACTTATCATTACGTGGACAATCTGGCGCGCGCTGTTCGGCATTATACGCGTCAGCTAGTTGACCTGATTCCGAAGATTTACGACACCCAGCGCGTGGCCCGCATCATTGGTGTGGACGGCGAAACGGACATGGTCAAGATCGACCCGACCCAGCAGGAGCCGGTCAAGAAGATCGTCGACCAGCAGGGCATCGAGATCGACAAGATTTACAACCCCGGCGTCGGTAAGTACGACGTTGTGGTCACTACCGGCCCGTCCTACATGACCAAGCGTCAAGAAGCACTGGATGCAATGGGCATGATCCTGCAATCCAACCCGCAGCTCTGGCAAGTCGCCGGCGACCTGTTCATCAAGAACATGGATTGGCCAGGCGCACAAGAGATGGCCAAGCGGTTTGCTCGCGTTATCGACCCGAAAGTGTTGGGCGACGGATCAGACGACAGCCCCGAGCTGCAACAGGCCAAGCAGCAGCTGCAAGCGATGGCACAAGAACTGGATCAGCTGCACCAAATGCTGCAAAATGTCGGCAAATCCGTCGAAATGCAGGACTTGGAGCGCAAGAATTTTGAGGCTGAGATTAAGGCGTATCAGGCCGAAACACAGCGTATTTCAGCCATTCAGGCCAGTATGTCGCCCGAACAGATTCAAGATATCGTCATGGGCACCGTGCATGGCATGATTACAAGCGGCGATCTGGTGGGCGAGATGCCTGGCCGCGAAATGAACGAGCAAATGCCTGAACAAGCCGAGTATCAGCAGCCAGAACAGGGCATGATGCCGCCAGAACAGCCTGAGTACGGACAAATGGAAATGCCGCAAGGCGAAATAATGCCACCTGAAGGGATGCCACCACAATGAAAGCAGCGGATTTTGTAGGTCTGTTGTTTCTGGCTAGGGATGTCGCGCACAGCGTGCATTTGAACACCCGCAGCTTTAGCAAACACATGGCCCTGAATATTTTTTACGACCGAATCATTGATGCGGCAGACGATTTTACGGAAGCCTACCAAGGCCGCCACGGCTTGATTGGCCCAGTGACGTTGATGTCGGCCAAAAAACAAGGCAACATTATCGAGTTTCTGGAAGACTCGTTGAAACAGATTGAAGACGCTCGCTACGAAGTCGTTGACAAAAGTGATATGTCATTGCAACAATTGATCGACAATATCATTGAGATTTACCTTCGTACCTTATACAAATTGAAATATCTCGCTTGAGGTAAAACATGGCAAATTACACCTACATCACGGCTACGGCCAACATTAAACCGGCAGCCGGCAAACTAAAGGGCATTTTTGTCAGTGCAGCCTCGGCAACCCCGACTATCACTGTTTACGACTCAGCTGCAGCGACCACAACGACCACCATTCTGGGGACGTTCACGCCGGCTGCTGCCACTTCATACCTGTTGCCGCTAGACGGCGCGTATGCTAAAAATGGCATTTATGTTGTAATCGGTGGTACAGTAAACGCAACAGTTATTTACGAGTAAGTCGAAATACCGCACTGACGCGGTACGTCAGGGATTCTTTAGGAATCGACAATGTCTGAAGAGATTCAAAACGAGTTAGCGGAAGCACCACCCCCCGCGCCAGAACAGGCACCGACGGCAGAGCCTGTAGCTGAAGAAACACATGCGCCGGAGAATGAAGAGTCAAAGCCAGCCAAAGTCTTCACACAAGAAGAACTAGACGCTGCCATTGGCAAAAGGCTTGCAAGAGAACAGCGTAAGTGGGAAAGAGAACAGGCACGTCGAGCGCAAGAAGCGCCTGCCGTATCTGCCGAACTCCCGCCGGTTGAGAATTTTAATTCTGTTGACGAATACGCCGAAGCATTGGCGGTTCGTAAAGCAGAAGAATTGCTCGCCAGACGTGAAGCTGATCGCGAACGCATGAGTATGCTTGAGGCATATCAGGATCGTGAAGAGGACGCGCGGACTAAGTATGAGGACTTTGAACAAGTCGCATACAACCCCGCACTGCCGATTACGAGAGAGATGGCTGAAACTATTCAATCGTCCGATATCGGCCCCGAACTAGCGTATTACTTGGGTTCGCACCCAAGCGAAGCTAGTCGGATTTCACGCTTATCGCCTATTTTGCAGGCTAAAGAGATCGGCAAACTGGAAGCTAAGATTGCTTCAGAACCGGTTTTAAAGAAAACAACTAGCGCCCCACCTCCGATAGCACCGATTAGCGGTCGTGGCACTGGCGCGCCGTCTTATGACACGACTGACCCACGTTCTATCAAGAACATGAGTACGTCAGAGTGGATTGAGGCAGAGCGCCAGCGTCAAATCAGGAAGTTGGAAGCTCAACGTAATCGCTAACTTTTTTAGGATATAAATCATGGCAAACTCGATTCTTACCATCGACATGATTACCCGCAAAGCTCTCGAAATCCTCGAGAACAACCTGGTAATCTCTCGTAACGTCAACCGCCAATACGACGACTCGTTCGCCGTTGAAGGTGCAAAAATTGGTTCTACTCTGCGTATCCGCTTGCCGGACCGCGCTTTGGTGACTGACGGCGCCGCCCTGCAAACTCAGGACGACAACGAACAGTACACCACGCTGTCGGTTGCTTCGCAGAAGCACATCGGCATCAACTTCACTTCTGCCGAACTCACCATGCAGTTGGATGACTTCGCAGAGCGTGTTCTGAAGCCCCGTATTTCGCAGCTGGCTGCATCCATCGATGCTGACGTTGCTAATGCGTACAAAAACATCTTCAATTCCGTCGGCACCCCCGGCACCACCCCATCGACTTCGCTCGTTCTGCTGCAAGCGCAACAGAAGCTGAACGAAAACGCTGCTGTGATGTCGCCACGTTACGCAACTGTTAACCCAGCTGCTAACGCCGGTCTGGTCGAAGGCATGAAAGGTCTGTTCAACCCAACCGACACCATCAGCCGCCAGTTCAAGAACGGCATGATGGGCACTGGCGTTCTGGGCTTCGACGAAGTCAATATGTCTCAGTCGATCAAACAGCACACCACTGGTAGCTGGGGCACCTCGATCACTGTGACTTCGACTGTTACTACCGAAGGTCAGTCCACTCTGCCAATCAGCTTCACTGGTTCGAGCAAGACTTGGAACGTCGGCGACGTGTTCACCATCGCTGGTGTTAACGCTGTCAACCCACAGACCCGTGAGTCCACAGGCTCGCTGCAGCAGTTCGTTGTGACTGCTGTTGCTTCCGGCTCCTCGACTGCTACGCTGTCGATCAGCCCAGCTCTGTATTCCGCTGGTCAGGCTCTGGCTACTGTTGACGCTCTGCCTGTTTCGGGCGCTGTTGTCACCATGTTGGGTTCGGCTGCTACTCAGTACGCTCAAAACCTCGTCTATCACAAAGACGCAATCACGCTGGCTACCGCCGACCTGCTGATGCCACAAGGCGTCGACATGGCGTCGCGTCAAGTCCATAACGGCATCTCGATGCGTATCGTTCGTCAATACGACATCAACAATGACCGTATGCCTTGCCGTATCGACGTTCTGTACGGCTACAGCACGATTCGTCCGCAAATGGCTTGCCGCATCTGGGGCTAAGTCTTGGTGGGGGCTTTGGCCCCCATTGACAACATTTTTTAAAGGAAAATTATCATGGCACTTCCTAATGGCGCTGGTGGCTATCAAATTGGTGATGGCAATATCAACGAAGCAATTATCAAAACGGTTCCTGTTCCAGCAACCGCAACTGCAACCGCTACTTTGACTGCTGCTCAAGTTCTGAACGGCATTCTGCTCGGTAGCCCCGGCGCATCGGCAGCTAGCTACACGCTGCCTACCGTGTCGGATTTGGAAGCAGCGCTGCCTGCAGCAACTAAAGCTGGCGTGTCTTTTGACTTCTCCGTAATCAACGTCGATGGCAATACTTCTGGCGTTATTACTCTGGTCGCAGGCACTGGCTGGACTATCGTTGGTCTGGCAACTGTGGTGGCTACTGCTGGTACGGCTCAACTGTTCCGCGCACGCAAGACTGGTGACGGCGCTTGGACTCTGTACCGTATAGCCTAATTTAACGGGGGCTTCGGCCCCTGTTTTTCAAAGGATAAATCATGTCAAATACCAAGCCAATTGGCGTTGCGTATACTGACCAGGACATCATCGGCTCAGACTACATTCTGGCCAATGGTCAACTGGGCTATACGACCGCTGCTCAAGGCGCAGTAACTCAGGCGACTAGCAAATCTACCGCTGTAACCCTGAATACTTCCGCGGGTCAAATTACGATGAACAACGCCGCTTTGGCGTCGGTTACCAACGTAACTTTTACCCTCAATAACTCACTTATCAGCAGCAACGATATTCTTATCCTTAACGTATCCAGCGGTGCTACCTCCGGCGCGTATAACTGCTGGGTATCGGGGCTAGGTGCTGGTTCAGCAACTATCACTGTGCGTAATATTTCTGGTGGCTCGCTGTCAGAAGCCGTAGTGATTAACTTTGCTTTGATTCACTGTCAGTAATTAAGGCGGGGCTTCGGCCCCGTTCTACCCTATGCCTATATATCTACAACACCCAGTTCACGGCACCAAAGTCGCTACAATGGAAATGGAAGCCGAATTTGATGAACAAAACGGCTGGCTTCGGTATAATCCCGACACGCCTTCAGCTCCCGAAGTTTCTGAAGTGGCGGCACCAGCCAACGAACTGGAAGTTAAACGTCGTCGTAGCCGCACTACTGTAGAGGCGGCAGCTTAAAGGGATAGCCATGACAACCGCCTTCGACCAGATTAAATCGGCGCTTCGGCTCATAGGCCAACTGGCTGAAGGTGAAGAACCCTCTCCGCAGGCCGCTCAAGACGCTCTGAATGCCTTGAATCAAATGATTGATTCATGGAACACGGAACGCCTGTCTATTTTCAACACGATCGATCAAACCTTTCTTTGGCCTGCAGGCGAAATTCAGCGCCATCTTGGCCCATCTGGCGCAAGCATAGGCGGGTTTGACGGCCTTCGTCCTGTTTTGCTTGATGATTCGACTTACTTCCGCGACCCGCAGACTAACGTGTCGTTTGGCATCAAGTTTATCAATCAACAGCAATACGACGGCATCGCGGTCAAAACCGTGACTTCCACGTATCCACAAGTCATGTGGATCAACATGGAATATCCCAATATTCAGATGACGATCTACCCCAAACCCACACGGGAATTGGAGTGGCACTTCATCAGCGTGCAGGAGTTGGACAAGCCCGCCACGCTAAACACTAATCTGACGTTCCCGCCAGGCTATTTGCGTGCGTTCAAGTACAACTTGGCGATGGAAATTGCCAATGAGTTTGGCGTTGAGCCTATGCCGCAAGTGCAGCGTATTGCAATGACGTCCAAGCGTAACCTGAAGCGCATCAACAATCCTGACGACGTGATGTCCATGCCGTACTCGTTGGTGGCGACTCGCCAACGCTTCAATATTTACGCAGGCAATTATTAACTAAATGGTGCACGTATGATGATGCTTACGCTTGGCTTGCACATACGCTTGATGCGCTTCTTCTGGGGTTTTAAAATACCCCAAAAGAATTTGCTTGCCACTAACGCATATACGCGCGCGCCAGCATTTACCTACGGCGTGCCACGAAACGCCAAGAAAACCGTTTTTGTTTCTTGCATGCGCCTTCCGTTGATTTTGGATATTTTGGGCGGTTGTCACATCACGCAAATTGCTAAACGAATCGTTGGTGGGGTTACCGTCAATATGGTCTATGTCGTACATTGGTTCCGCGCCAGTCATGTACACCCATGCCAAGCGATGCGCGCGGTAGGCAACTTTGTTCAACTTGATAATCAAATACCCGTCCGGTCGCCTAAACCCAGCTATGTCGCCGATTCGAACTCTACGGTTGGGTTTTATCAACCAAGTAAAAATGCCTGTTTTAGGGTCGTAACTAAGCATTTTTTTGATTTGTTCCGCAGGTATACTAATCATAGCTATGCCTCTTTAAAAGGTACGCGGCCAGTATACCATGAAAGTTTAGCTTAGGACAAAGTATGCGTACGCCCATTCTTGGCCAATCCTATGTGGCTCGCAGCGTCAACGCTGCGGATAGCCGCATGGTGAACCTGTACCCTGAAGCCACACCGGCGCCAGAAGGTATGGAGCCTGCGTTCCTGAATCGGGCGCCTGGCTTGCGTAAGTTGGCGACTGTCGGCACTGGCCCCATCCGTGGGCTGTGGCAGTACGGCAATTACGGCTATGCCGTCTCCGGCAGCAAGCTCTACCGCATATCAAGCGATTGGACATCGATACCACTGGGCAACGTCAGCGGCACCGGCCCTGTGTCGATGGTCGACAATGGCACGCAGCTCTTCATTGCGGCCAACCCTGATGGCTACATCTACGACGCATCGACTGAAGAGTACGCCGAAATTACGGACGTGGACTTTCCAGGCGCCGTGACTGTCGGTTATTTGGATGGCTATTTCATCTTCCAAGAGCCAAATTCTCAGCGATTCTGGACGTCTGAGCTGCTTGATGGCACTCAAATTGACCCACTGTCGTTTGCCAGTGCTGAAGGCATGCCGGACAATTTGGTGTCGTTGTTTGTCGACCACCGCGAGGTTTGGCTGTTTGGCACCCAATCCGTTGAAGTTTGGTACGACGCAGGCACCACACCGTTTCCTTTGGCCCGTATTCAAGGTGCGGTCAACGAAATCGGCTGCGCGGCTACTTATTCTGTGGCCAAGATGGACAATTCGCTGTTCTGGTTAGGGGCTGACGCCCGTGGCCAAGGCATCGTGTTCCGTGCTAACGGCTACTCTGGCCAGCGCATTTCAACCCACGCGGTTGAGTACGCTATTCAGAGCTACGGCACCATTTCAGACGCGATTGCTTTTACCTATCAGCAAGACGGCCATTCGTTCTACGTGCTGACCTTTCCGACCGCCCAAAAAACCTGGGTGTTCGATGTGGCCACAGGCGCATGGCATGAGCGCGCCGGGTTTGCCAATGGTCAGTTCATCCGTCACCGAGCAAACTGCCAGATGTTTTTCAATAACGAAGTGGTCGTGGGCGACTTCCAAAACGGCAAGATTTACGCGTATGACTTAGATGTGTTTGCCGACGACAATTTTGCCCAGAAATGGCTGCGTTCGTGGCGCGCGTTGCCTACCGGCCAAAACAACCTAACCCGTACCGCCCAACACACGTTGCAGCTTGAGTGCGAGACAGGTGTAGGCTTGGTGACCGGTCAAGGCGACGATCCCAAGGTTATCCTGCGTTGGTCCGACGACGGCGGCCACACATGGTCGAACGAGCATTGGGCGGGCGTGGGCAAGATAGGCGCGTATGGTTTTCGTGCTTTCTGGCGCCGTCTAGGCATGACTACTAAGCTGCGTGACCGCGTCTACGAGGTGTCCGGCACCGACCCCGTCAAGATCGCCATTATGGGTGCCGAACTCGTACTGACCGGCACCAATGCCTAACCCAGATAACGAGCCACAACTACCCAAGAACCAGTCGCCGATTACCGACGACCAGACAGGTCTTGTCTCGCGTGATTGGTACCGGTTTTTCCTAAATCTGCTTAATAAAGCCAATCAAGGCGGCGGGGGCGGCGGTACAGGTACGGTGACGTCTGTTAGTGTGTCCGGTGGGTCTACCGGCATGTCGTTTAGCGGCAACCCAGTGACCACGTCTGGCACCATCACAATGACCGGCACGTTGGATTTGGACAACGGCGGCACAGGCGCCACAACAGCAGCAGGTGCTAGAACGGCCTTGGATGTGCCTAGCACGTCCGGCAGCGGGGCTACAGGCACTTGGGGCATCTCAGTTACTGGCAACTCTGGCACGGTCACCAACGGCGTCTATACGACCGGCTCGTATGCTGACCCGACATGGATCACGTCGATTGCCGGCAGTAAAGTGTCCGGCAACATTAGTGGCCAAGCAGGCAGCGTAGCCAACGCCCTGACTGCCGGTACCGGCATCTCGTACAGCGTTGGCACGACTTACAACGGCTCGGTAGCGGTCACGATCAACAATTCCGCGCCAGACCAGACGGTGTCCTTGACCGGCGGCACAGGCATCAGCACGTCAGGCACGTACCCGAATTTTACGATCACCAACACGCTGCCCATGACCTACCCTGGGGCGGGCATCCCGAACTCGACCGGCACTGCGTGGGGCACGTCGTACTCGACTACAGGCTCTGGCACGGTGGTGGCATTGGCTACATCGCCAAGCTTTACCACGCCGATCTTAGGCACTCCGCAATCGGGCAACTTCAGCACCGGCACGTTCACTTGGCCGACCTTTAACCAAAACACTACTGGTACGGCCAGTAATGTCACCGGCACGGTAGCGATTGCCAACGGCGGTACCGGCCAGACAACCAAAACACCTGCCTTTGATGCCTTGTCGCCCACGACAACCAAAGGCGACCTGATAATCAACAACGGCACGAACAATGTCCGACAGGCTGTGGGCGCTGACGGGTATGTGTTGCAGGCTGATTCGACTCAGACAACCGGTGTCAAATGGGCCGCCACGGCGACCAATACGATTGCCATTAGCAACGACACCAGCACGGCGTCAAACCTGTACCCAGCGTTTGCTGCAGCGACCACAGGGTCAGTGTCTACGCTCTATACGGGCAATGCAAAATTACTGTACAAACCCAGTACCGGTGAATTAACATCCACGGCAGTAGTGGCATCTAATGGCATATTTGTCAATAGTTTAACTATCGGCACAAGCTACACGATTGCCGCTGGCTATTCGGGCGTGTCTGCCGGTACGGTGACTATTTCTAGCGGCGTAACGGTGACGGTATCTTCAGGCTCACGATGGGTGGTGGTGTAATGGGCGACGTGTTAATTGATTCTGCCGCAACGGCTTCTTTTTTATCGGAACAAAATACACCTGAAAAGGTTAAGTTTCGTGAAAATGTAATGGCCGTGCAAGAAGGTATGGAAACAATGATTGCTAGCGGCGAAGTTAAAAATACTTTGCCTGACTGCACACTTACGCATTATTTCACCCCTAAAGATGAAAAATATGGGTGCCACGCATATGCAAGGGAAATGTTTATTCCTAAAGGCACTTTAATAATTGGCAAAATACATCGGCATCAGCATTTAAATTTTATTTCTAAAGGCCGGGTTACCGTGTCTACAGAGTTTGGCAAAAAAGAATTGGTTGCGCCATGCACGTTTGTGTCTGAAGTTGGGCTAAAACGCGCGGTGTATGCGGAAGAAGATACGTTGTGGACTACCGTGCATTTGACTGCGCACGGCGCGGAAGATAAGTTACCTGAAATAGAAAACGAAGTTATCGCGCCAACTTACGGCGACATGAACTTAATTGGCACTATGGCTGAATTGCTTCAATTAGAAGCAAAAGGAGAAACATTATGACTTGGGGCGCAGTAGCTTCTGTTGGCAGCACGTTAATAAGCGCGTATGGCGCTAATAAAGCAGCTAATGCGCAAGAAGAGGCCGCAAGAACGGCTGCTGCGGAACAACGGCGCCAGTTCAACAAACAAGTTGAATTGCAAAAACCTTTTCGGGATGTAGGTGTTAACGCGCTGCCTGAACTAGTCGCCGCGTCCAAATATACGCCGTTTGGCATGGAACAATTCCAAGCTGATCCTGGCTACGGATTTCGTTTGCAAGAAGGCATAAAAGCTTTGGATCGTTCAGCTGCCGCACGCGGGGGGTTATTGTCTGGTAATCAACTGCGCGGCATCAATGAGTTTGGCCAAAACTTGGCGTCTCAAGAGTACACCAACGCATTTAATCGTTATCAGACAGAACGTAATGCGCGGCTAAATCCACTGCAAAGTTTGACAGGCATGGGTCAAACATCTACAAACACATTAAGCAATGCTGCTGGTCAGTTAGGGTCTAATTTAAGTGATTTAGCTATTGGTGCCGGAAACGCTAGAGCGTCTGGATATGCCGGCATGGCTAACGCGTTTTCAAGCGGCATAGGCCAAGCGTATAACTATTACCAAGGCGATCAAGCTGCAAAACAGCAGCAACAAAATTTCAACACCTACATGAATTATCTTAATTCTCCTAAAGGGTAAGTGTATATGGCTTCAATTGATTCCAACATAGCACTTAGCATAAAACCGGCTCAAATTGAGTCGCCGTTAGTGCATGCCGCCCGTGCAGCTGAATTGCAAAACGCGCAGCAATCGCAATTTATGAACATGCTCAAAATGAAAGAGTATGTTGATGAATCGCGCAATAAAAATGCAATGACTCAATGGCTAGCCGGTAAAACAGCCGCCGACCTTAATAATGACGCTAACTTAAACCATCTTGCTACACAGTTTGGCCAGCAAGGTTTGGCGTTAGCCAAACAAATTGACGACCGCCGCAAAGCGCAAGGTGAAGCTGAATATCGTCAAGCGCAAATAACAGATCTTAAGTCGCAAGGTGACAAGCGTCGGTACGAACTTGGCGAATTACAAACCAAAAATGCCATAAGCACTATAAGCGGCCTTCGTAATCGACAGCAAGCTTTAGACATGCTGTATGAATCTGAAGTTAACGGAACCATACCTCGCGAGGCAGCTGAAAATATCCGTCGCATGATTCCGGATAACGAGGAAGAGTTTCCGGCATTTAAGCAAAGTTTGATAAGTCGACTTGTGTCGCCGGACAAACAATTTGAAGCGCAAAACGCAAAGATAGTGCAAGATCGCAAACTGATGGACGATGCGTATGCTGCGTATGTCTACTCAGAAAAAAAGCTAAATCCTAACGCTGCAGTATTGTCTAGAGAAGAATTTGAAAAGCAACGCAATAAATCGCCATTAACTTCGGCTGTTCCAACTTTAGAATCTAACGTGGTTCCGGCAGCTGCTACTGACCAAAATCAACCTAATCGCCTTATTTTTGCCCCGGCTCAAGCACCTGCACCGGCACCGGCACCGGCAAAAGAAGTGCCTTTAGTTGACCCAGCTGTTGAAGCAACTTTAATTGCTCGCGGGGATTTTGCAGAATTAGCAAGGCTGCGGCAAAAAGCATCTGAAGAGCGAGACAAACTAAACCGTCCTGTATATTCTGAAATTAACCTAACAGATAAAGTTGCAGTAGTTAAAAGAGATCCTGCAACAGGTAAAACTACTGTCGTTGACAGCTTTCCTGTAGGTATATCCCCCGCAGATAAAGAACGGCTTAAAAATGACTCTATTAAGATAAAACAGGAAAACACTAGAATTGGATTGGACGCTAAACGCGTTAGCCTTGAAACTAAGCGTGTTGCAGTTTTGGAGCAAAATGCTGCAAGGGAAGCGGACCCCGCATTCCAACGAAAAATGGCGGCTGCCCGCGCGGAGGGCGAAGCAATTGCAAAAGATGAAGTTAAGGCAAGACAAGCGTTGCCAGGCCTTATTTCACGCGCCGAAGAAAATATACGTTTAATTGACGAATTAGTTGGTAAAGCGCCAGAAATAGATAAAAAAACGGGCAAAGTAATTAAAGCCGGGACAAAGCCACACCCCGGGTTTAGTGACGCCGTTGGCGCTACTTGGCTGCCTGGCGCGCGGTTTATAGATGGAACGGATGCGGCAGATTTTGCGCGTAGAGATCAACAAATTAAAGGTGCGTCTTTCTTGGAAGCTTTTGAAATGCTTAAAGGCGGTGGCTCTATTACCAACATTGAAGGCGAAAAAGGCACCGCAGCTATTAACCGTATGTCTTTAGCACAAAGCGAAAAAGAATACATAGACGCAGCTCGCGAAGTTCAAGATATTTTAAGAACGGGTATGAACAGAGCGCGCACCCGCGCAAAAGTAGCTGCACCTAGCAACAGCGGCGTATTTGACGCAGCCGATGCAGTTTTGAGAGGTCAATAGTTATGGCCACAGCAGAAGAATATGCAGCATGGATTGTCAAAAACGCCGACAAAAAAGGTACGCCGGAGTTTGACACAGTAGCGGCTGCGTACAAAGAAGCGCGCGCGCAAGAGGAAGAAACTTCTGTACCGGAAGATTTTTTTAGGGCAGCTGAAGCTTCCGGACAATCGACAGATAAAATACCCGGCGCCCGTCAAGAAAGTACGGCATCGTATCTTGGCCGCGCGTTAGTTTCACCTGTAGCAGGAGTTCATCGAGGACTTCAAGATATTACAGATACCGCTGCGTTATTACTGTCAAAAGGCGTAGATAAAATAGCGGGCAACGATAGCGCGTCCAAATCCATTCAAGCCGAAATTGACCGCCAAAAAGCTGCGTATGAGCAAGAGTATGGTGAGTTTGGTGGTGGCAGTGTGGGCCGTTTTATTGGCGGCGCGATTGGCACTGCTCCTGTGGGCGGCGTATTAGCCGCACCATTTAAAAAAGCGGCGCAAATGGCGCCTTCTTTAGCTCGCTATTTAGAACCTCTAGCTACATCTTTGGAAACCGGTGGGTTTAAAACTAATTTAGCGCCTGGGTTAACGTCCACCGGCGTTAAATTGCTTGGTGGTGGAGGCACAGGCGCCGCGTCGGCAGCAGCAATAAATCCTGACGACGCAGCAGCGGGCGGCGTAATTGGCGCTTTGTTGCCTACTACTATTGCCCCTGTTGCAGGAAAACTTCTTGACTACGGTCGTAAATTAGCCGACTTAAAAGGCACCAATTACCTTGAAGCCGTAGAAGGTAAAGGCCGCGACATTATTAACTTACTGCGGGCCGATGTCACCTCAAAAACCCCCGGCAGCGTGGCTACCGCCGGAGAAGTAGCTGCGCCAGCAGGTAGCACTAAGTTTTCTGCTATGCAAGACAGGTTGTCTAAACTGCCAGGCGTAGCTACTGAATACGCTCAAAACGCCGCGCAAACTAACGCCGCCCGCATAGCGCAAGAAGAGCGAATTAAAACCCTGCGGGAAGGCGCATTTAGAAAAGTATTGGACAAGATTGATCGTTCGTTGACAAATGTGAGCCAACGCGAAACGGGCACCGCATTGTTGGCCGCCGCAAAAGCCGAACAAGAAGCAGTGAAAAAAGGCGTTATTGAACCTGCCTATAAGGAGGCATATAAAGCTGCGGGCAATGCCAAAATAGACGTATCTAACGTAGTAAAGACTGCCGAAAGCATACTTGAGCGAAAGCTGTCCGATTTTGCGCCAGAAACCGCACCAAATACAGTACGTAAACTGTTGGCGCTTAAACCTAAAGGCGAAGCTGCAGCGCCATTAGGTAAAGGCAAAGTTTCGTCTAGAATCACTAAACCCGCGTCAGAATCTGCAGAGCCTGCAGAAGCCACGTTGGAACAGCTTGACGACATCAGAAAAGCAATTAACGCCGACATTCAAGCGGCTAAGACTTCAATGGTGCCGTCTTCCGATATGACTTTGCGCAACTTGTACAAGTTGCACGAGTCCATTGACGACGCGATCGGCAAGAGCGGTAATCTTACCGACGAAGCAAAATCGCTGTACGCCAAAGCAGTGCAGACCTACCGTACAGACTACGTGCCCCGCTTTAAGACCGGCATGAATGCTAATCTGTTTAAGCAAACTTCGTTAAACGAACCAAAAATTGTGGCTGACGACGTGGTAAGCAAATATTTTCAGCCCAAAGGGGAACGCGAAGCCGAACAGTTTATTACGATGTTTGGTAAAAACCCAGAGGCGCTTAAAGTAACCAAAGCAGGCATAGAAGATCTTTACCGTCAAAAGGTCGTAGACGCGGCAACAGGCCGCATTAACATGGCTAAACACGCCGCGTTTATGAAAGATTACGCGCGTCCAATAGCACTTTTGGATGACGCCGGTATGGGTCTGCGCAAAGGTTTTGATGCCATCGGTGTTGACGCCGCGCGCCTAGCGCGTATTCAAGAGTTGATTGATAAGACGGGCAATAAGTTGCGACCCCCGCTTCCTCCAGGTTCTAACGCTATAGCGGTAGAAAAGCGCATATCTGAACTGACTAAAAATTTACCGCCCGAACAATTGCGTGCAGTCAATGCCGTGCGGGACGATTTAGCTCGCGAAGCGGAATACGTTCGGTTGGCTCAGTTGGGCGGCGCTGGAGATCAAGGCGTCACTATTGCGACTAAAGCAGCTAAAGAAGGCGGTTTGCCTGCGCCTAGCTTGCTTAGTGTACCGATCACTATATTTAACAACGTCGTCAAACGTTTAGCGTTAAAAATGGATGATAAACTTGCCCTAGAAATTGCTCGCGAGTTAACTAATCCGGCGCTAGCGGCGCAGTCTATTGAAAACGCAACTGGGCGCCGATTTGGGCATGAAGTACAAGATGAAATGTTGCGACGTGCTGCGCCTTTTGTATCACGCGGCGCATCCCAAATGCCGGCAGACCGAAACAATCTTAATCGTAGGTGATAAATGGCTTCGCTAACCCCAACACCCAAGCAGCAGTTCTTCGATGCCAACGGTAACCCGCTGGTAGCCGGTAAGGTCTACACCTACGCCGGCGGCACGACGACACCGATTGCGACCTACACGGATCAGGCCGGCACCACAGCCAACACCAATCCGATCATCTTGGATTCGCGCGGCATGGCCAACATCTGGCTGCAGCCAACGATCGCGTACAAGTTCGTCATTACCGACGAGAACGACGTCACCCAGTACACCACGGATAATATCCTAGTGCCTTTGGACAACCTGTCGTTTGGATCACCGCCGCCGATCGGTGACGTGTCACCCAACACGGGCGCGTTCACGACCTTGTCAGCCACGGGCGATGTGACCTTCTCCGGCTTTGGCTACACCCAGCTCCAGGCAGGAGCTACGACTGATCGGCCTAGCACGGCGTCAGCCGGCATGTTGCGCTACAACACCAGTTTGGGGCAATTTGAAGGCTACGGCGCCACCGGCTGGGGCGCTATTGGCGGCACAGGCGCGACCGGCGGCGGCTTAAACCAAGCGTTTTACGAAAACGACAAAACGATCACGACAAGCTATACAATAACGACCAACAAAAATGCCATGTCGACCGGCCCTGTGACCACGGGCGACGCGTTCAGCGGCACCGGCAGTATCGCTGCCACGACGCTGACGATTGCGTCTGTTTCGACCGGCATTTTGGCGGTTGGGTCGGTCATTAGCGGTTCTGGCGTGACATCAGGTACGACCGTTACCGCGTATTTGACCGGTACAGGTGGCGCGGGTACGTATACGGTTACACCATCGCAGTCGGTGTCGTCCGCGACCATAGAGTCGCCTGTGGTGATTACCATCCCGACCGGCAGCCGTTACGTCGTTATTTAAGGAGTCAACATGTCAAGCACAATTACCGCCGGCAATGCTACGAATGGCCTGGCGCTCTCTGCAGATAACACCGGCATACTGGAGCTGAAGACCGGCACCGGTTCGGGCACCACGGCGTTAACGCTATCTAGCACGCAAACCGCTACGTTCGCAGGCGGCATAACTTTGCCCGCGGGAACCACCACGGTCGCACCGTTAGTCATGACGGCAGGCACGTCTTTGACTTCGCCGGCAGCCGGCGCAATCGAGTTCGATGGCAGCACGTTCTTCAGCACGGACGATATCACTGACGGTCGAGGCTACATTCCTTCCGTGCATTATTTTCGTTTAACGTCTGACGGCAGCGCAATTACAACGATCGCCAACTTTTTTGGCACTACGTCAGGCATGTCGTTAGACGCCAATATTTTTTACGAAGTTGAAGCGTATCTGTATTTCACCAAAACAACTTCGGGCACCGCGACGTTCACCCTGACGTTTAGCAATGCGCCAGTAAACAACAATGCGTTTTATGTTGGCACCCCTGTAGGCGGTGTGGGCACCGCAGGCACCGCGCAGACTGCAGCTTTGGTTAAGTCAACCGCAACGGCAGGCGCGTTGCCAGCAACCGGCGCGCTGACCACGGCAGTTAACCATCAATATACGTTGCAGTCCATGTTTCAAGCTAACGCAACTACGGGCGGCACATTGAACATTCAAGTAACTTCAAGCGCGGGATCGATCACGCCGTTGACCGGCAGCTATTTTAAAATTACGCGTATACCGGCAGCTAACGTCGGCGCCTTTGTCTAAGGATAAATTATGAGCATAGGACTTAAAGGAAATGCAGACGGCTCCGGCGCTATTCAGATTGGCGGCTCGGATGCGATTACGATCACAACAGGGCTAAACACGACGTTTCTTGGTACTGCTACGGTGCCTACCGGCACGCTGTATCCGTTAGTTAGCAGCACCGTTAACGCAGGAGGAACTAATCCGTTTCCTTCCTCCGCTGGCCCTACATCTGTTGATTACACAAACCTGCCATCTTGGGTTAAACGTATCACCATTATGTTTTCTGGTGTTTCAGTATCGGGGACAGATTCGGTTATTTTGCGTTTAGGCACTGGCGCAGGGCCGACTTATGCATCTACTGGATATGCAAACGGTAACGTATTTTTTAACGGCGCAACCGTTGGCTCTTACAACAACCCAACCACAGGATTTTTCCTTACCGCTGGCTCCTCTGCTGCCGGTTTAAATCATGGTGTTGCTACTTTGGCTTTGGTTAGCGGAACGGTTTGGGCTATTTCTGGCTCTATTATGATGAGTGGTGCAACGCGAGGTATTACTTTAGGCGGCTCACTTGATGCTGGCGCGGCACTAACTGCTATCCGTTTTGTTACAGAGACCACCAATACGTTTGATGCTGGCTCAATTAACATCCTTTACGAGTAAGAGGTTGCCATGTATAGATATGTCGTTGACGTACAAACCGGCGAAGTGACACAAGTGCCGCTGACACCTGAAGAGCAAGCGGAATTTGATGCTGCACAAGCGCAGCCAGAGCCTGCGCCCGCACCGACTGAAGGAGCATAATTATGGCAGTAACTATTGACGGTACTAACGGCATTACTACCCCGCCAACTCTAACTTTGCAAGCGGGCGCAACCACAGCCGCTCCGCTTAACTTTACTGCAGGTACCAATTTGACCACAGCAATTGCCGGTGCGATGGAGTATGACGGCAAGGTGATCTACGCGACACCGCAAGGCACACAGCGTGGTGTAGTGCCGGGCGCGCAGTTCTTTCGTTTAAATTCTGATCTTGCAGGCGCTAATGCCACTGGCGCGCAAAATACTTTTGGTGTTGGCGTTACGTTGTCGGCAAGTACAGTGTATGCGTTTGAAGCTTTAGTCGTTTTAACAAAAACTGCGGGCACTACACTACACAATATCCAATCTGGTTTTGGTGGCACAGCAACGCTTAACGGCATTCAATACACTATTCATGTTGTGGCAGGAACTACTCAACCTGCGTATGACACTGCAATGAGCGGTCTCAGCACTAATTCAGCAACGGCTACTAACGCATCAACTGGTATTAACACCGCTAATAACGCGAGAGCTTGGTGCTACAAAGGTACTGTATCAGTCAACGCAGGCGGCACGTTCATCCCGCAGTACACACTTAGTGCAGCTCCGGGCGGCGCGTACACGACCAATGCAGGTAGCTACTTTCTGATCTACCCTATCGGCGCGGCTGGCGCTAACACCTCCGTGGGGGCATGGGCATAAGATGGATTCACAGGTGCTTTTTAATATCGCTGTGGCGATCGCCGGGTTCTTCGGCGGTTGGATATTGAACAACATCCACAAGTCGCTCGACAAGCTCGACACGGACGTGCGCGCCATGCCGCACATGTACGTCACCCGCGAGGACTACAAGGACGACATGCACGACATCAAGGATATGTTGTCCAAGATTTTCGACAAGCTCGACAACAAGCAGGACAAATAGATTGGGGGTCGATATGCTAGGACTTGACGCGCTGCTAGGTATCGGCGGCAAATTGATCGACAAACTGATTCCCGACCCGGAACAAAAGGCCAAGGCCCAACTTGAACTGGCGCAAATGGCACAGAACGGCGAGTTAGCCAAGATGGCCAATGACACCGACTTGTACAAGACGGAGCAAAACAACTTAACTCAGCGACTGCAAGCTGACATGAGCAGCGACAGCTGGCTGTCCAAAAACATCCGTCCGCTGACGCTGGTGTATATCTTGGTAGCGTACATGGCCCTAGCGATCTTGGACGCGTCTGCGCTTGATATTGCGGATTCGTTCGTCGAGCTGCTAGGCCAATGGGGTATGCTTGTCATGTCGTTTTATTTTGGCGGCAGAACACTTGAAAAGATCATCGACATGCGGTCGAAAAAATGAAAGACAATTTTCGTTCTGCATTGCAGGCCGTCCTGCTGCATGAGGGCGGCTACGTGAACAACCCTAAAGACCCAGGCGGCATGACCAACTTGGGTGTCACCAAAAAGGTGTGGGAAGAATGGGTCGGACATCCTGTTGGCGAAAAAGAGATGCGCGCGTTGACCCCGGATACAGTGGCGCCTATGTATCGGAAGAAGTACTGGGATGCGATCAAGGGCGACGAGCTGCCAACGGGGCTAGACTATCTGATGTTCGACTTTGCGATCAATGCAGGGCCAGGCAGAGCGATCAAGACCATGCAGAAAGCGATCGGAACGGTGCCTGATGGCGCCATCGGACCCAAGACTATGCAAGCATTAAAAGACGCCGATCAGAAAGATCTGGTGGCCAAGTTCAGCATGGAAAAGGAGCTGTTCTACAAGGCGCTCCCGACGTTCGCAACCTTCGGCAAAGGCTGGATGCGTCGGGTAGCAGAGGCGCAATCACATGCGGTGACGATGTTGGCGTAACTGCCGGCAGACCTCACGGTCGCGGGTGGACATGTCAGGTGTAATCTCGGCCACGCCGCACTCAGCCGGTGTGGGCCGTGGCTGGTCTGGCACGAAGAGCGCCAGAAAGCCAACGGTCGCCACCACGATGGCCGCGTAGTAGACCACCACAAATTCCTTCATATACTCAGCAGCCTGCCAAACAGCTTCACCACAGGCGATTCACCCTCTGGGCGTTGGCCTAGCATGATGTCCTGCACGAACCGCTCCTCTGGCGTCGCAGGGCGCGCGTAGAACTGCGGAATGTAGTGCGCGCCGATCTTGGGTGGCTCTTCTTTAATAAAGTATCCATCACGTAGCATCTTTTTTCCTCCTGTCTTCGTTTGCGCGGCGAGCGTCAACGCCTTTCTTTTTTATCAACGCCGCCTCGTCCTTAGTATAAATCGATTTACCCACGATCACGTTGCCTGCAACCCACACCTCTGCTGAGTAGGCATTGTTCTTGCATGACGGGCACCTGCGTTGCCGCCGGATGCCGCCTGGCTGTTGGGTGGTGTTGACTACATGGGTCTTGCTGCCGCAGTGCTGACACTTCATTCTGGCCGCTCCCACGCCAAGTAGCCGCGAATTTTTTCGATACTCCAGCCGGTCTTGTCGTAAATCCGTAAAATCATTCCTGCTGACATCACGTTCCCTGAATATGTTGTTTCGCCATAGCGGCGCGCATCGTTGATTGGCGTTGGCGTTATATCCAAAAACCGCGCCAGTTCAGCGTCACTTTTAAGCTGAAATTCTTCCTTAATTGTGTCAAGCAACGGATGTTTAACTCTAGGGTTTTTCATGGTCGTACCGCCTTGGCCATGATCTCCAACCGTTCACGGGCATCACGCAGGGCGCAGTACCGTTGATGCAGGCGCTGCAAGTGGGAGCTGCGGCGCTCGTTCAACGTCTCATGCGTCAGTAGCGCGAACACCTCGTCTTCCGACAATGACGGCAACTGGTCATTCAGTGCGCGCCAGCTTTGCTTTTTCATCTTCGACCTTCTGTTCTATGGTTTCTAATTTATCCACCGCACGCATCCAAGCGTTGGCGATCTGGTTGTACTCCTTGTTGCGCTGGCGCTCTTCCACCTGCGCGGCCTTTAATTTGGCCTTCCAGTAGTCAATTCTTTTCACGTTGTTCGGCCTCCAGTTCACGCAGATCATTGGCCACATCAGAGACGCCGTGCCAATCGCTGCGAGCGATCATGACATGCAGGTAGTCGATCAGAATCTCACGCTGCGTCTCATACTTGGTGAAGTCCGTCATTTTGCTTCCTCCTTGGGTTTGGTAAATCGAGAGATCGGGATAATACGCTTGCTGCCGTCCAACATTTCAATGTGCGCAAAGCCCTGCGAGCCCGCCCAGCACCCGTAGTACGCACGGTTTAGCCCGTCAATGTCGAAGGCCATCTTCATGCCGTGGCACCAGCTAGGGCGGTCTTGGGTTAGCACGGTCTGAACGCTGATGTCGTTCGTGTACGTCAGGTAGTCGGGTGGGGCCGCCATCGCAGGCGCTGCCAGTAATAAAAGTAGGTATCTCATGTGTTCTTCTCCTTTAGCTTGGCTTCGATGGCTGCAATAACTGCTTTCCCTTTCTTTGACACTGGGCCAGCACCGCCATTTAATCCAAAGTGATAACGCAATACATCATCTGTCAATATCTCCTCATCCGTCAGCCCCTGCCATTCGTGGTGTGGTGGGGCGCTTAAGGTATTCAAAAGTTCTATCCGATCTTTATTGTCAAAAATTAGTTTGTCTGGGTCTGTTGGGTGTGCTTTAAGCACCATAAGTTTTCTCCTAAATATCATAAGCCGCTTCCTGTCCTGCGCCATGCAAGTATCTCGGCGTGAACTCACTTGCCTTTATCTTTCCTATCTGGCCTTCCGTTGTTTCGACAATCAAGGTATCGCCGTGCACCTCCTTGATCTGGCAATACACGGCAGGCCAATTAAACCACCCTGTATACCCAACACGTAATTCGCTCATGTGTTTTTCCTCCGCAACAATTTTTCAATCGCTCGACTAAGTGCAATAGGCCATACATCTTTTGTCAGCGTAGTCAAAACCCGCGCTGTCTCAATCTCCACTTCCTCATCCGTCAGCCCCCGCCATTCTTTGCGCTGTGGTGGGGCGGTGTAAAGTGGTTCGTGTTTCCAGTGGTCGCCGTAATACCAAGGTGTCAGATCGTTTAGGTCTACAGCGCCATCCCATGTGTGCCGCCACGCCACTGGCTCCGGTTCAGGCTGCGCTAGTCGGGCGCGGAGGGTTTCGATTGCTGCGTCCGATTGATGCCATGTTGCGCTGTCAAAGTGAATTGTTGCTGTGCCTAAGCCGATACAGCGTTGAATATGCTCCAACGCATCCAGCACCTGCTGCGCTTCCTCGCGGGTTAGTGTGATAATCATTGTTGCCTCACAGATCAGGGTCAATCCAAAACCCAGCGCCAAAGATCAGCGGGATGGGGTCATAGTCTTCGCCTTCAGCCTCTTGAATTTCTTTTTGCAAGTTGGTGCATTTCTCATGCAAATCCATCACTAAGGCGTAGACTTTTTGGCCTTCTTCTTGGTATCGGTTGTGCAGTTTCTTTAACTCGTTGATTTCTTTTGGTGTCATTGTGGATTTTCCTCTTCGTCAAATGTCATATCGACAGGGTGCGGCACATCGTCATGTACAATCAACCCATCTTCTTCAGGCAGGAACCTGCCGCATACGATGCAGTAATAACCATCGCTCATTGTTGTTCTCCCGTAGCTTTGGCGATGGCTTTCTGTGCAATCGTGTTGCCTATGCTGTTACCGTATCTATCGCCATTGCCAAGTCGAGCCAGTTTATCCAGAGCCGCCACCAACTCAGCATTCACCTTATGCAAGCGGCGTAGTTCGGCGGCGTATGCAAACATTTCTTTGTGTGGAAGTGATCTTCTTTCTAACCAACCAGCAAAATGTTCAGCGTCATCAGCCAGCCGCAGGGCTTCGGGTTGTTTATCTGTCATTTCAGTGCCTCCATCGCTATGTCGGAAATTGCTCGTTTGTCGTGCAGTGCTGCCCAGATCTTTTCGTCAACTGTCTTCTCGGCGAGTAGGATATAGACCCAGACATCTCGCACTTGACCCGAACGGTGCAGCCGTCCAACCGTTTGCTCGTACAGCTCCAAGCTCCACGGCAACGACAGAAATACCATGTGATGACTTGCACCTTGTAAATTCAGACCGTGCCCTGCTGACTTGGGGTGGACAGCTAATAATTCAATTTGTCCGGCGTTCCACCGTTCGATCGCGCGGTCATCATCCAAGGTTTGTACTTGCGGATAGCGCCGTTTAAGCTCTGCAAGTTCTTCCTGAAACTGGTAAACGATAAGCGTATTCGCATGTTGGTTCTCCTCTAGTAAATCGTCCAATCGATCAAACTTGTGACTGCTAAACCACACCGCCGTCTTACTCGACGTAAACTGACCCGACGCGTCACTCGCCACCCGGCTGCTGTCGTACACAAAGCCAGACGCCATCTGTTGCAACTTTGATGTAACGGCAGCAGCGTTTGCCGCCAGAATCTCAGCCGTCGGAAACTGCACCACAAAGTCTTTCTTCATCTTCTCGTAGGGTTTGCGGTCGTCCAACTGACTGCGCAGCTCAACCACATGGCAGGGCGGCAGCTTGTCCTTGTATTCGCCAGGCTCCAGTACGAAGGTCGCCGGCTTGATCTTCTCCATGACTAGCTGCAGAGCGCCTGGGCGTGGCAGCCACTCGCCAAAGTCGCGGTTCATACATACAAAGTATTGCTGCAGGAACGCGCCTTTGGCACGGCCAAGCAGCTTCTCGTCGACGATCTTGCACTGGCCGAACACGTCTTCAAGGCCGTTACTGGTAAATGAGCCGGTCAGACCCCAACGAATCTTGAATTGGTCGATCACCTTGTGCAGCGCCTTAAAGCGTGTGCCGGACGGATTTTTGAGTTTGGTCAGCTCGTCAAACACAATCGCGTCAAAGTCGGACAAGTCTTGTTCGGCTAGCCACTGAATGTTGTCGTAGTTAGTGACCACTATCGCCACAAACGAGCGCAGTGCTGACGCCCGATCTTTAGGCGCGCCCACGGCGACGCGGTGATCTAGCTCTGGCGCCCATTTGGGCACCTCGATTGGCCACACGTCAGTGCAAACACGCTTTGGCGCCAAAACAAGGAAGCGACTTGCGTAGCCATCCTTGACCATCGCCTGCATGGCGGTCAGCGTGATCGCCGTCTTGCCTGCGCCCACAGGCGCCAAGATCATCGCCCGGTCACGCTCGTACAAGAAGTCGGCGGCTTCGTCTTGGTAGGGTCTAAGCTGCATTGTTGCCTCTGGCGCGGATAAGTTCTTGGCAATGGTTTTTAACGCCGTAGGCAAATTTTGCAGAATCAGGACTGTCGTACATAGACGCAGACCCTACTGCGCCATTACAGGCTTCTGCGCACGCCTCGCGCTCTGCTGCTGCGCCTGCTTCATAAATAGTCTTAAAAGCGTCTGTAAAAGTAGCGTCAGAAAACTGAATGACTGCGCCGCCCAATAAAAAATTCCCGCCCAGCTCTTCAACTAATTTGTCTAATCCATTCATCAATCATCTCCTTTGACCATAAACAGGCGTAGTTTTGTTTTAAGCGCAACACGTCGTTGCGGAAGATCTTTTGTAGTTCAGACAGCCGACCGCCTTTGGTTTTCAATTCGACAAACCATGTGCTGCCATCAGGCATACAAGCCAAGCGATCACTAACCCCACGTTGTGTGGGAGACTTGAACTTGTACGTCTTACCGCCAGCACGTTCGACCGTCCAAACAAAGTAGTTCTCGATTTCTTTTTCTAACATGGCGCAAATATAAAGGCTAAAAAAGTATTTGACAAGAATTATTTTAGGGTCTACAGTCGAGGCTCAATCACTACACGGGAGTACAGTCAAATGAATGTAGAAGACATTTTTGATGCAGACGGCACAGCCCTGCAAGCAGCATTAGACCTAATCGAGGTCATCATCAAAACCGATCCCGGCGTTTACGACGAAACGGCTGCGCCGGTACTGTTGTTGTTGCGTCAACGCCTGTCTAGTTCATGGCGTAACGAGCCAGCGGGGGTGAAATAATGAGCCATTCCAATATCGTCGGCGGTTCCACCGCCAAGCGCGTCATCAACTGCCCGGCATCAGTCAAACTTGTGCAACAGATGCCGCCGCAGGTCGAGTCCGAACACGCAGCACGCGGCACACTGCTGCATAACGTCATCGCCGAACTGCTTGAGTTCGACAAAAAGCCCGCGCAGTGCTTGGGCGCACAGTACAAAGATCAGATACTCACACCGGAGCTACTTGATGAAAAGATTATTCCCGCTCTCGCGCTACTCGATGAAGTCGATCCCGAAAAGCAAATGGAGTATATGGTTGAGACCCGAGTTGGGTTTGGCGATTTTCTGCCTGGTGTGTTTGGTAGCACTGACTTACTTGGGCGTAAAGGTAAACGCGCTATCGTTCTCGATTGGAAGTTTGGCGATGGCGTGCTTGTGGATGCTGAAGATAATCCTCAACTCTTATTTTACGCAGCTGCGGCAATGAGAACACCGGCAGCGCAATGGATATTCGAAGGCGCTGAAGAGATCGAGTGCATCATCGTGCAGCCGCCATCGATTCGTCGTTGGGTGACCACGCCAGAGCGCATCAAGCAGTTCGAGCAAGAACTCCTCTACGCTGTGCGTCTCTCATCATGGCCAGAGGCACCGTTTGCAACAGGCGACCATTGCCGTTGGTGTACCGCAAAACCTATTTGCCCACGCATGACCGGCGCAGCTGATCGTGCGCTGAAGGTGCAGCTGACTAACCTGCCGGCAGAACAGATCGCAACGCAGCTGCGTCAGGCTGATATGCTGGAAGACTACATCAAGGAGCTGCGCGCGCTTGCGTTCCAGATGCTTGAGAACGACCGCCCCGTGCCTGGCTACAAACTGGTTGCCAAACGTGGCACACGCCAGTGGGTAAACGAGGCGAAGATTGAAGCGTGGGCTGACGCGAATGGCGTAGAAGACGCATACGACACCAAAATTAAATCGCCCGCACAGCTTGAAAAAGTCTTGAAAAAGACTACACTAGATTTCCCGTCAGATTTGGTTGTATCGATCTCGTCGGGGAGTACGTTGGCGCCGGAGTCTGACCCGAGGCCAGCGGTTCTGCAAATCGGGAAGCAGTTAACTGCAGCCCTTTCTAAACTTTAATAGGAGTACAGTAATGTCCAATATGGTCACGTTCAAAGGTGCAAACCTTCCAGCAGTATCTACCCTCTCCACCGCACTGCGTTCGCTTGAAACCGTCGCAGGCCCAGCAGGTTCTGTCATCATCAAGATGGACAAGACCGGCCACTGGGTGTTCGGTGCTGACCAAACTGACGTCGAAGAAGACTCGACTTGGGCGGTCAACCCGTTCAGCTTCATCCACGGCTTTATCGCTTGGGGTGACGGCGAGGTGTTGGGCGAGAAGATGGTGTCGGTCTCCGAGCCGCTGCCTGAGATGGAAGCAGCACCGCCCAACGCCAAGCGTGGTTGGGAGTCGCAGATCGGCATGTCCTTGAAGTGCGTCTCTGGCGAAGATAAGGACATGGAGGCGCGCTACACGGTGACGTCCGTCGGTGGTAAGAAGGCCGTGCAAGCTCTCGCGGTTGCAATTGCCGAGCAGGTTGAGAAGAACCAGGCCAAGCCCGTGCCTGTGGTGCGTCTCAAAAAAGACCACTACACGCACAAGTCGTATGGCCGCATCTACACGCCGGTCTTTGAGATCGTCGAGTTTGTGTCGATGGATGGTAAAGCAGATGAAGCCCCGGCTGAAGAAGCACCTGCAGCCGAAGCCGCACCTGCCCGCCGCCGTCGCGGCTAAGTAGCATGGGGAAAAGCGGATGCCGGGCGGTTGACGGACGCAGCGAGTACCCCACCTTTTCTATGACCCCGGTCATCTAATCATCAGGCTCTTCCTTGGTCGGTTCGACCTGATGCTGGCAAGATGACAGGGGTCACCCTTACCCATGACAATACTCTGGCTTGACTTTGAAACCCGGTCCAAGTGCGACTTATCCTCTAAAGGGGTTTACAACTATGCCCAAGATGGAACCACCGATGTACTTTGTATGTCCTACGCGTTTGACGACGATGACGTTGTCACCTGGACTTCCGATCAGCCGTTCCCTGACGCCGTTCGGCATCACAAGGGGCGAATCTATGCTCATAACGCTGCGTTCGAGCGCCTTATATTCTGGTACGTCCTACAAATTAATTTCGATCTCACGCAGTTCTATTGCACAGCGGCACAAGCGCGTGCTAACTGCCTGCCTGGGTCTCTCGAAGACGTCGGACGAGCCATCAGCAGCCAAATGCGCAAAGACCACCGAGGTGGACAGCTTATCCGACTACTTTCCATCCCTCGCGCTGATGGATCGTTTAACAATTCGCCAGAGCTAATGGCCGAGATGATCCGCTACTGCGAGCAGGACGTCAGAGCCATGCGCGCCATCAGTAAGGCCATGCGCCCGCTGTCGGATGAGGAGCTTGCCGACTACCATACGAACGAGCGCATCAACGACCGGGGCGTGCTGCTTGACCTGCCACTGGCACAAGCCGCCATTCGCTACGCGTCGGTCGAGCTTGAAGAGATCGAGACACTGGTCGCCGACCTGACCGAGGGTGCGATCAAGTCCGTGCGCAGCCCCAAGATGCGCCAGTGGGTGATCGATAGGGTCGGCCCACAAGCTTTAAAGATGATGGAGACATACAAGGACGGCGACTTGAAGTACAGTATCGACAAGTCCGTTCGTGCCAATTTACTGGCTTTTGCCGAGGAAAACCCCGATGAGATTCCGACCACTGTTGCGGACGTCATTCAATGCGCAGATGACCTTTGGGCGTCGTCGGTTGCGAAGTTCAGCCGCCTTGCGAGCCTGGCAGATGAAGACGATCAACGAGTACGAGGTGCTTTCGTATTTGCAGGAGGATCTGCCACCGGACGTGCTTCAAGCTATGGCGCGCAGGTTCACAACTTTACGCGCAAGTGCGCCAAAGAACCCGACGCAGTACGCCACGCTATGGTCCGTGGCCACAGCATCGTCCCAAGATTTGGAAAACGCGTTACGGATGTTCTCAAAGGAATGCTCCGGCCCGCACTGATTCCGGCGCCGGGTAAGCAGTTTGTCGTCGCCGATTGGTCAGCCGTCGAGGCACGGGTCACCGCGTGGGCGTCAGCCGACCCGCAGGCCGAGGACGTACTGCAGGTCTTCCGCGAGGGCCGCGACATCTACAAGCGTGAAGCCGCCGGCATCTACCGGGTCGCTGAAGACGCGGTCGACAAAGACCAGCGCCAGATCGGCAAGGTCGCGATTCTCTCACTTGGCTTTGGCGGCTCGATTGGCGCCTTCTCAGCGATGGGTCGCAATTACGGTGTCTTCATGCCTGAGTCGGATTCGCGTCGCATTGTAGACGCTTGGCGCCGCGCTAATGCGTGGGCGGTGCGTTACTGGGAAAAGCTTGAGAGCGCCTACGCGCGGGCGCTACGCAATCCTAACCGCGAATTCTCAGCCGGTCGGGTCACCTATTTGTATGACGGTCAGCATCTTTGGTACGCGCTACCGTCCGGTCGCGTTTTGTGTTATCCGTTCGCCAAGTTTGAGAATGACGAGATCACGTACGTCAAAGCAGCCTGGAAGCCGGCAGCTGACGCCAAAGAATGGCCACGGGCACGCTTGTGGCGCGGGCTCGCCTGTGAGAACATAACGCAAGCGATCGCCAACGATCTGCTACGGCACGCTTTACGCTCGCTCCCCGACGTAGTGCTGCACGTACATGACGAGATCGTAATGGAGACCGCCGACCCCGATGCACCCAATACCCTGCAACAAGTGATGTGCACGCCGCCTGAGTGGGCGGCCGGACTGCCTTTGTCGGCAGAGGTTGAAACCATGTCGAGGTATGGAAAATGAAACACGTTATCGGGTTATCTGGCGGGAAAGACAGTACCGCTTTGGCATTGCGTTTGGCCGAAATTGAGCCGCGTGATTACGAATATATCTGCAACGAAACTGGCAACGAGCTGCCTGAGATGCACGCGCACTGGGCCAAGCTTGAGGAAATGCTAGGCAAACCAATCAAGCGGGTGCGGTACAAGCACGATTTGGAAGGCACGATTCGCGAGATGAATATGCTGCCAAGCGTGTTTGCGCGGTGGTGTACGCGAGTGCTGAAGATCGAGCCGACGATTGATTACATGGCCGAACTGCCCAAAGGCTCTGTGCTGTACGTCGGTCTGCGAGCAGACGAAGAAGAGCGCAAAGGGCTGTTTGGTGAAGACATCGCTATCCGGTTTCCGATGCGTGAGTGGGGCTGGCGTGAAGCGGATGTGTGGAAGTACCTCGACAGTCGCGGCGTGGCTATTCCTGCACGCACCGACTGCGCGTTTTGCCCGTATCAGCGTCTGGGCGAGTGGCGTGACTTGCACGACAAGTACCCGGTCATCTGGGCGCGCGGCGTGCAGCTGGAGAAGGACTTAGGCCATACGTTTCGCAGCCCAGGCCGCGATACATGGCCCGCTGATCTGGAGTCGCTGGGTGAAGAATTTAAAGCAGGACGTAAACTGCGGGCATACAAGCGTGATGCGTCCTGCCGGGTGTGTTCACTATAAATAAAAAAGCCGCCTGGCAGGGCGGCTCTTTCAACTACAAGGACTGCAATGGATTTCCTCGAATTTTATACTAATCTGGCCCCAGTGGGTGAGACTGCGCTCGTCATCCGTCAAAAGCCCAAGCTTAAAAACGGACAAATTCAGACGCACCCAGACGGCGCTGTGATCTGCACATGGCCGGCTTACCTGCCAGACTACCCGACCAAGCCCGATTGGGCCATCTACGGCAACACCGCGTCGTTTGTGATTGACCGCTTCAAGGACGGCCATGTGTCTGCGTCCAAAGAGAATTGCGACTACGTGCTCGTCATGGTGTTGGACGACGTCGGTGACCCTGAGAAGGCGCCCAACATCCCGCCGCTTGCGCCCACATGGATCATGGAGACGTCGGAGGGGTCGTTCCAGTGGGGCTACGCGTTCAAGGATCAGCCGACGAAGGGCGAGTACGCCGCAGCCATTGACGCGATTATCAAGGCCGGCTACTGCGACCCAGGCGCGAATAACGCAGTGCGTAACTTCCGACTGCCGGGGTCGATCAACATCAAGCCAGGCCGCGAGCTGTTCGCGTCGCGCTTGGTCGAGTTCCACCCGGACCGCGAGTACACCCTGCCCGAAATCTGCGACGCGCTTGGCGTCACGCCGTCCGAGCCATCATCGCTAGGCGTGCGTCCTATCCGACTGTCCGATGATGGGGCCGACGACGTGATGGCGTGGCTCTCGCATCAGGGCGTGCTGTTGTCTACGCCAAACACGCGAGGGTGGGCTGCAGTCATCTGCCCCAACAAGGACGAGCATACCGATGGCAACCCCGAAGGCGGCTACAGCCCATCGACCCGGTCCTACCGCTGCCTGCACTCGCACTGCGTCGATTTTGACTCGCACGCGTTCCTTGATTGGGTCGCAGCCAATGGTGGGCCAAAGCACGCGCCTGGACTGCGCGAAGAGCTATTAGCGGCGGTGATGGACCAGACGCTCTCAAAATTGCAGCCGACCGAGGCGTTTCCGGACAAGGGCGCCGAGGTAATTGCCGAGGTCGAGAAAAAACAACTGGATAGGGTGACAAAAGATGATTGGTACAAGCGTTTTGCGTACATTCAAAACGAAGATGCGTACTTTGATATGGATGATCGGCGCGAGATTAGTCGCGGCACTTTTAACGCACTCTTTCGACACGTCACCTGTCATTCAATCCACCCGACAAAAACGGGTAAGCGCCGCATTGAGGCGTCAATTTGTTATGACGAGAACCGGCAGGCCAAAAAAGCATTGACGATCGCGGGCATCACTTACGCCGCTGGCGAGACGGTGCTGGTGTCGCGTGAGGGGCAGGCATACGGTAACCGCTGGGTCGACCACCGGCCAACAGCGGCCACCGGCAACGCAAAAATGTGGCTCGATCACGTCGAGCGCATGATCCCGGACCCTGTTGAGCGCAACCATGTGCTAGACGTGATGGCGTACAAGCTTCAGAATCCGAACCGCAAGATCAATCACGCCGTACTGCACATCGGTCACCCAGGCTCTGGCAAGGACACCATGTGGCAGCCGTTCCTGTGGGGCATCGGCGGCGAGGCGCTCTCAAACGTGTCAATTGTGCGTAATGAGGAAATTCAATCCCAGTGGGGTTACGCATACGAGTCCGAGGTTATGGTCTTCGAGGAACTACGCCAGAGCGAGGCGAAGGACCGCCGCGCGCTCGAGAACCATCTGAAACCCATCATTGCAGCGCCGCCAGACTTCCTGCAGGTCAACCGCAAGGGCCTGCACCCGTATCAGGCGCTAAACCGCATTTTCGTTCTGGCGTTCTCGAATGAGCGAGTGCCCATCTCCGTGTCGGGCGACGATCGCCGGTGGTTCGTGACGTACTCCGAGGCGCCGAGGATGACTGAGCAGGAAGCCTGCGCGATTTGGGACTGGTACAAGGCCGGCGGGCTGGCTGTGGCTGCCGGCTGGCTTTATGAGCGTGACGTATCGCGGTTTAACCCCGGCGCCACTCCACCGCTGACAGAGGCGAAAATTATCATGGTAGAGCAGGGCAGGTCGACCGCCGAATCCTATTTGGTCGAGATGATCGAGCGCCGCCTGGGCGAGTTCTCTGCAGGTGTCGTGGCAGCGCCGTTTTATAGCCTGTGTGACCGCTTGCAAGGTGGGGCGCCCACGAACACGCGTGTGGTACAGCAGGCGCTATTGCACGCGCTGAAAGAAGCCGGCTGGGTCGATATGGGGCGCATAAAGTCGCGAGAGTTTGACACCCGCAAGCACATTATCTGCGCGCCAGAACTCGCTGCTACTGCCACGAAGTCAGAATTGCGCCGCATGGTCGAGGAAACGCCGCCGCCGTCAGCGGTTCGCCTAGTCAAATAAAAAAAGCCCGCCGAAGGGCGGGCCAAAACCGAAGGGCGGTCGGAGAGTGACCGCGTCACAACCCTAGCACGACCGCGAGCAGGGCCGCAAGTATTAATCCGATGAGAGCGAACACGCGGCCTCCGCTTCAATATCTTTGATGATATGGTCCTTCAGCAGGTCGACCACATCGACACCACCGGCGTACGCGTGGATCAGCCAAGCGCCGCCGGTCCAGCCTACAGAACGATCGGCCGGCTCCCAATCGACAAAACAGAGCAGTTCGGTATCGCCGTGCGTGTACGTGTAGGGCCAGAGGTGCGCCGGGTACCAAGGCGCTGCAGTGTCAATTTGCGTTTTCATCGATTACCTCGAAAAGTGGCATTGTTGGGTCATACTGCGCGGTGCTTTCGGTACTGGCGCCGTCATAATCCACCGATTGCAGAAAATTAAGCGCATCAAACCGGCGAATGTAATCGGCCGTCGATACTGTCGGAGTCCATGTCGGAAACTTGCGCAGGTCTTTAAACTTGGCCGGTTTCCAGGCTTTGCGGGCCGCTTTGGCCAATTGGACCGGATCGCGGTCGAATTTAAGCTTATAGGTAGTGCCATCTACTTTTATCGTTTGCATAGCTCAGACTCCATAAGGTAAGTATTGATCAGGAACAGCGCTTGTTCGGCGTTTCTGGCGCAGGATTTTGCGTCGACGCGTTCCATTATGGCGAGCGATAAAACGTCTCTCGCTTCCCACAATAGGTTTTCATTGGCGCCGGTTATATCGGCGGTTTCCTGCGCGCGCAGGATTGCGGTTTTGAGTTTTGCCATTGTGTTACTCCTCTTCAGTTAAATCACAATTTTCGATTGTGAATGAAATTATGTTTCCAAATTGACTAGATAAAAATTCTAGCTCTTCGCGCAACTCTTGCCAGGCATCCGATTCATTATCGGCTTGCATATGTAATACGCACTCAAAACGATACATTTTCACCATAGCGCTACTCCGTGAGTTTCGATTGTCGGAATTTGGCGCGCCGGTACGGGCACGCGCCGTGTGATATACCGGCCAGTGGCCGGCGGATAGTCAAGCCAGCGGATTACTTCATTGAAGCAGTCCAACTGGCCGTACTGCAGGCGATAGCGCATCATGCTGCCAATTTGATGCGGATGACTTTATTCATCTTGACGCCGTGCGCCGGATACGCAATCACCTTGATTTTTTTATCGTAGCAGGCACGACATGGGCCACAAGCTCCGCCGTTGTCATAAGCGCCGCACAATGTCATGCCACGCTTGACATCGTCGGGTGTCGGGATAATGACGCTACCATGCAAACCGCGCGTATATTGGCCAGTGACGCTGTCGGATGAAAACCGCACGCATACATTTTTCAGCGCCTGCATTTCGGCCAGTACCTGCCGAAATTTCGGGAATTTGTGCATGCGTGTCGGCAGCCAATGTTTCACCCATGGCGTGCGACGCATGACCTCGAGAATCTTTTCGGCCAGCGCCAGTGTGTACATGTCGCCGCTGTCAAACCAACGAAAATAGCGGTCCTTGTCTAATTCGTCGACCATATCGTCGCACCATTCGATCCGCTGCCAATCCTCTTTATTGTGGCGCCGTGGCGCCTTGACGTTTTCAAACCTATAGTTGCCCGTGGTGGCATAACAGCCAGCGCATGCGTCGACTAGCTGGCCAGGCGCCGCGATTGATCCTGGGCACGTCTCGAGCGCCTGAAGTGACCATGAGCGCACGCCGTCAAGTTTTGAAGTAACAGAGATTTTCATTGGCCGGCCCCCTGCGCGATATTGGCCGCGATTGCCGGCGTATAGCAGAAGTACTCACGGACTTTAGACCGGCGCTCGCGCGCGACGCGAGAACGAAGCTTAGGATCAGCGCCAAAGCGCGTGTTATATGCATTCATGAAGCGGGCCGCGTCGCAATCCTCTTCAAGATACGCAAACCCGTTTTTATAGTAAGAATAAGGCGATATGTCGCCGGCAATGTTTAATTCCAGCAAAAGCGTAACGGGCACTTTAATCCAGCCGTGGCCTGGATCCTGAATATAATCGAAAGTTTTCATGGTCGGTTCCCCTAGTTAATTAATATGCAAGGCAAAGAAAAACAAATAGCGCGAGTGATGCAAAGCCGAACACGGCGCAAGCTATTTCAAGGATAGTCGGTTTCATATCGTGCCCTCTTTACATGGTCATCATTAAAAACGCGCAGAAAATCATGGCCGCGCAGTAAATCGCTGAAAGTATCTCGAAGCCGTAATTTTTCATGGTTTGCTTTCCTAGTTAGTGGCCGGCTTTCGCCGGCCGTTTAAGTTAAAATTCATTAGCAAGTATTTCTATCGCTTTGCGATCGTCGCGGTTTTGTAGCGCTTCAACTAAGTTTTCGTTTTCAAGCGCAACGTAAGGGTCAATTTGAAACTCAAGGCAAAGCGAAGCAAATTCAGTTTTAGTCATGGTCAGTTCTCCAGATAGATTGCCTAAAATTTAGGCAGTGAAATACTACACAATGTTTTGCTGCTAAAACCATTATAGCGACACAATCAAAAATGTCAAAGAATATTTTGCATTTATTTTTGTGGGTCATTTGGGCGGTTTGTGGCCTACAAAATCCAGCGTGATGACCCACGGCGAAACCTAGTCTGCGAGCGGCTTTTGGCTATTTGTGGGCAATGTGACAGTAAATGTTATCAGCTGATTTTTAAGTTTAATTTTGTTATCATTATGGCAATACTGTCAGGAATAGGGCCGCGTTTAAAGAGCCGGCAGCGATTTTTTTCCATGGTCCACATGGCCCACATTGCCCACATCTCAAAATGACAACAAAAAAAGTTATCCACAGATTTGGTAGCATTTTAGTAACAAGTTAGT